ACGGCAATCACAACATCAAGATTGGCTTTGCCGAGCCTCGATCCGATGGGGACAGCAACGCCAAAATCGCCAACATCCTGGAATACGGACGACACGGTCAGCCTGCAAAGCCTTTTTTGAAGCCTGCTAAATCAAGCTCGAAATCGGCGTGTGAGGCGGCTATGAAACAGAAACTTGAGGAGGAAATCAGCAAATTATGAGTGTTCTTGCAGACTTAAACGCAACCTTGGGAAAGCTCGGCATTCCGCTTGAAACGGGTGTCTTTACCGAGAACGCCCCCAACAAATACGTCGTGGTCGTACCTCTTACAGACACCTTCGGTGTGAATGCCGATAACACCCCAACCTATGATGTACAGGAAGCCCGCATCTCCCTGTACAGCAAATCCAACTACGGTGCGGACAAAAACAGAATCGTTCGGCTTCTTTTGTCAGAGGACTTCACCATTATCGGGAGACAGTACATTGGCTTTGAAGCCGACACCGGATACCACCATTATGTGGTGGATGTCGCAAAACATTATGAAATGGAGGAATAATTCATGGCTACTATCGGTCTTGATAAACTTTACTACGCAAAAATCACCGAAGACCAGGACGGCAACGAAACCTATGCCACGCCTACTCCCTTGGCAAAGGTTATGACGGCTGACCTTTCGGTGGAACTTGCAGAGGCAACTCTGTATGCGGATGATGGTGCTGCGGAAATCGTCAAGGAGTTTAAGAGTGGTACTCTCTCCCTTGGCATTGATGACCTCGGTGCCGCCATCGCTTCCGACCTCACGGGTTCGACCATCGATGCAGGCGGTGTTGTTATTTCCACCGCAGAGGATGGTGGAGACCCCGTTGCTGTAGGCTTCCGTGCCAAGAAGGCTAACGGCAAGTATAAGTATTACTGGCTCTACAGAGTCAAGTTCGGTATCCCTGCAACCAACCTGGCTACCAAGGGTGACAGCATCACCTTCTCCACTCCTACTATCGAGGGCACCATCCTCCGCCGCAACAAGGCGGATGCAAGCGGTAAGCATCCTTGGAAAGCAGAAGCTACCGAGGGAGATGCTACCGTAAGTGCAAACACCATCACCAACTGGTATAAGGAGGTCTACGAGCCTACCTATACCCAGCCTGTAAGCGGAGGTACTAACTAATGACTACTGACAGAACCGCAACTATCGTTATCGGCGGTGACGAATACACTCTTGTTCTCACCACAAAGGCTACCAAGGAAATCGCAGGTCGTTACGGTGGTCTTGAGAACCTTGGAGACAAGCTGATGAAGTCCGAGAACTTTGAAATGGCTATCGGTGAAATCGTATGGCTTATCACTCTTCTCGCCAACCAGGCAATCCTCATTCATAACCTCAAGCACAAGGATGACCCCAAGGAAGTCCTAACCGAGGATATGGTTGAGCTTCTTACCGTTCCGGCAGATCTCGCAACGTATAAAACTGCCATCACCGAGGCTCTCTACAACGGCACCAAGCGTAACGTTGAGAGTGAAGCTGACCCAAAAAACGCGGTGGTCGAGTAAGTGACGAGGAGTTATTTACTCGACTTCTTTACTACGGCATCGCCCACCTCCATCTAACCATTGATGAGGTCGGGCTGATGCCTTTTGGTTTGCTTCTCGATCTTTGGGAATGCCACAAACAGTTTAACGGCATCTCCAAACCCAAGCGTGAGCATTTTATTGACGATATCATCCCGGACGGAATATGAAAGGGCGAAGACGGTTTCCCATCCTCGCCCAGTTTGTCAATCATCCCATTCGGGATAATCAGGTGCCCAATCCACAATTCCCATTTTTTGATAACGTCTATCGGCGTTATGTCTTTGCTGATGGTTTTTGTGCTTGGGGTTCAACTGATTACTGTGGTTATTCGCATTAGCCCGATACGCTTTGTTATTCGGGTTATTTTGATTAGCCCAGTTATCAAGTTGCTCCTTGGTGTGTGTCTTTCCAGATACCTTTTTCACAGCATTACTCCTTTCTGAGCCAACAAAAAAGCACGAGCTTGTTAGCACGTGCAGAATACCATTTCTATCACTCTACACGCACCAAAACAAAGCCATCCTCTTATATGGCTCTTATTTTGTGGTGTAAAGCTGTGAAACATAGGGGAACTACTAAAAGTCACGCGCAACTACTGTCTCAACTCCTTACGAGCATTTTTGAAGAGTTGATAAGTTTCACATTTTACTCGTTTGTCTGTAAGTTTCCAAAAACATCCCGGCACCGCATTCAAATGCTCGTTGTTTGAAAGTTTAAGTGGCTTGATATTTGATAAGGTCTCTTACACGGGTATTATATCACATTTTCAACAAGAATTCAACCCTTTTCTGCAAATTAACAAAACCCAATGAAAAGGAGGTGGTGGTAAGATGGCAGATAACTTCGGTCTAAAGATTGGTCTTGAAGGTGAGAAGGAATTTAAGAACTCCCTTGCTGAAATCAACCAATCTTTCAAGGTTCTCGGCTCGGAAATGAAGCTGGTGGAATCGGAGTTCGACAAGAACGATAAGTCTGTCGAAGCTCTCACCGCCCGCAATGAGGTTCTTGGCCGACAAATTGATGCTCAAAAGGAGAAAATCCAAGTTCTCCGTGCAGCTCTCAAGAATGCAGCGGAATCCTTCGGTGAAAACGATAAACGAACCCAGGCTTGGCAGATACAGTTAAATAACGCAGAAGCCGCCCTCAATGGTATGGAACGTGAGCTGAAAAGCAATAACGATGCCATTGAAAACTCCGGTGAGGGTATGGAAGACGCGGGTGAGGCTACCGACCAGTTCGGCAAGGAAATCGATGGTGCAGCCAAAGAAGCCGATAAAGCCGGTCCCTCCTTTGAGGGGCTTGGTACGGCTTGTAAGGCAACCGCAGCCGTTATAACCGCTGCCTTCGCTGCCGTTTCCGCTGCCGCCGTTGCAGCCGGAAAAGCCCTCGTGGATATGGCTACCGAGGGTGCGGCTTATGCTGACGATGTTCTCACCACCGCAACACAGACAGGCATTGCAACCGATAAGCTCCAGGAGTATATGTATGCTGCCGAGCTTGTGGACGTCTCTACCGAAACGCTCACAAAGAGTATGGCGAAAAACATCAAATCTATGGCTACGGTTACCGATGTTGTCGGTGAGGCAACGGTGGATATGGACAAACTCGCAAAGGCTGAAGCCAAGGCACAGACGGCACAACTTAATCTTCAGAAGGCACAAATTGCCTATGATGAAGCAGTCAAGAAAAGCGGAGATGCCGTTGCCAAGGCTTACTCTGCAGTTGAAGATGCCATGTTCGGTGTGGAATCCGCCCAGGTTTCCTACAACGCCGCCGTTGAAAAGAACGGTGCCGATTCCGAACAAGCACAGAAGGCTGCCATAGCTCTTGAAAAGGCACAAAGCAAACTCACCTCTGCCCAAGAAACCTACAACACGGCTCTTGCGGAAAGCGGTGAGGCATCCGCATCCGTTCAAAAGGCTGCGATTGCCCTTGAACAGGCTCAAATCAACCTGGCTACTGCACAAGCCGATGTCACTTCAGCTTCACAGCCTGTTGCCCCCAAAATGAACGAAATGTCCGAGGCTTACCACAAGCTCGGCGTTGCAGTTTATGATGCCGAGGGCAATATGCGTGATAGCGACACGGTCTATTGGGAAATCATCGATGCCCTTGGAAAAATGGAAAACGAAACCGAGCGTGATGCTTTGGCTATGACCATCCTCGGTAAATCCGCACAGGAACTGAACCCTCTTATCGAAGCGGGTGCAGAGCGAATGGCGGAGCTTGGCAAAGAGGCACAAGAAGCCGGATATGTTCTCGGTGACGAAGCCCTTAACGCTTATGGTGCTTTGGATGACCAATTGCAATACCTCTCCGTTGGTGCAACGGCAGCGAAAAACGCTCTCGGCACCATTCTTCTTCCTGTACTGACCGAACTTGCATCGGACGGTGTGGGTCTTCTCGGTGAGTTCACCAACGGCATCAAGGATGCCCAAGGCGATCTCGGCAAGATGGGCGAGGTCATCGGTGACATCATTCCCAAGGTTATCGATGTATTTATGGAGCATCTCCCGCTACTGATTGACCTCATCGTTACGATGGTCACCTCCCTC